CTAGTACTGCTGTATAGTCTGCTGTATTGGCTGTACCTACTGTAAATGAGGTTAAGCCGTTGTACATTGCTGCTGAAAGTACATCACCTGTACTTGCTGGAAATCCTGTTGCCATTGTGTTTTCTCCCTTAGTGTCTAATTATATCTCAGTATGTGAGAATATCCTCGCCCAATATGCCATAGGTTGAGTTCCCGATTATGAACCCATCCGCGATAGGCTCAAGTGTGGTAAATGTGCCAGTCCATGAGTTCGGTGTTATATCCCATGATACGCCCTGAATCTGCAAGTTTTTGGTAATGACTGAGGAATCTGGCTGTATATTGGAAATAAGAACATTGTCAAAGTAATCTAAATCTAGAATTGTGCCATTAGGTACTAGGTCATCATAAAGATCAATAGTCATGCGATCAATGCGGATAGTGGTAGTAGATCGCGTTGCCACATATAGAGCGGCTATATTGGCTGCGTCTGCATCTGTTTGAATAACTAGATCACTAAATGAGACTGAGTGAGGGAAGTAGGTCGCAACCGAATCAGCATCTACATAAGTCTGAGTACTGCCCCCAATAGGGGTAGCAGAACAGGTGTTAACAATAAGTTTGTCATCAAAAGCAAAAACTAGGTTCTTATACGGAATACCGCCAGTTTGATTAAAGTCAATAGGTGTACCACCTGCTGAGGATATTGTGTTTGATCTGTTCTTAAATATAGCATTGCCTTCAGGTGAGATATAGAAAGCACCCTGCTCTGAGGTCTCAACATTTTGAATAGCATTAAGTGAAGTTCTAAGAGTTGCAGGGTCAGCCTGAGTCAATGAGTTACCAGTATCTAGGCTGCGCATAGAATTAGGGAAATCTACTGTATCAAGAATCTTGGCAAGTCTAGTTCCCGTATCTTGTCCTGCTGCCTGTCCTGTAACTGAAACGATTGTTGCCATTGCAAACAATCTAAAGGCATCCGAAGCGTTAATATCTACATAGGATATATTCTCTGCCTGATCGTAAGTATAAACATAATCGGTGGTATAACCGCTAAACAAGTAATAATCCTGACCATTAAACTCAGCAGATATTCTAAGTTTTCTTAATGGTGTTAGATAGCCATAAAGATCAGAACTGGTATTTTGTGGGTTAAATCTTCCGTCTTGGTCAAAGATACGAACGGTACAAGTTCCTGCTTCGTAAGTGTCTCTAGGTATGTTACGCCCGCGATTTATTTTGATTGATCTGGTTACATCTGTTAAATCTATAACTAAGGAAGGTGCTGTTTGATCTGACAAAATACCTACACCTAAGACACCATTAACAGGGTCTCCAATAGTAAATGGGTTACCGAAGGTAGCACCAGAACTAAAGTTTAGGCTGACATTAAGTATAGGTAATGACATGTTATCTAATTGGGCTTACGGATGAGAACGAACCAGAGGCAGATGAGTTGATAAAGCCATTGCGTAATTCATCTAGCAATCCTTGAGTTGCACCGTTAACATTGATAACAGTAGTTGAGGTAGATGGTGGCGCACCGAATCTGCCACCGCTTTCTCTGTATCTTTCTTGAGCAATCTCAGCGACTCCCATGCCAGAGTAACCTGAAGTACCTACTAGGTTTGAGGCTAGATCATTGTAGTAATTACCAGTACCGCCTAGAGGTGTCTTAGGCATCATGGTTAACAATTTCATCATTAGCATAATTTGTTGAATTAACAAATCAATATCTTTAGACCAACCCTCAAACGGGTAAAGGGCTTTAGGTAACTTGGCAATAGCCTCAGCAAGGTTAGTGGTCTGTAACTGAGACTTAACTAACTCAGTTGCAAGCCTAGAAGCCTCACTAGCGTTCTGTTGTAATAAAGCCAATTGCAATGACAATCTTAGTTTTTCTTGATCTGTAATCTTATTCTGTAATGCTGCAAAAATTTGTATTTGTTCTAAATCAAATAGGCTAGATACCTGTTCTAGTTTCTTTCGGTCTGCCTCAATCTTTTTGCGCTCTGCTACTAATGCTTTTTCCTTAGCAATAGCGGCAGCCCTTTGTGCTGCTAATTTCTTCGCATCTGCCTGTAATTTCTTTTCTTCCTTTTGTAGGGCTGTATAGTCAAACTTCATAGCCATTGGGTCAAAAGGTTTATCAAAGTTTAGTTTGTATTGGAATAGCGGAGATTTAGGGCTTAGATTAAGGTTCTGTAATCCAGTCTTGGTGATCTTAATAAAGTCTCCAAAATTAGAAATTAGTCCTGAAATCTTGTCGGCTAATGAGTCAATGCCGCTACCGTATTTTTCAGGGTTACCAAAAGCCTTATCAAGTGCGCCAACTAAAGCGCCGCCAATCATCTCTTTAGCATCCTCAGTTTTAGCCCTGAGAATATCCATCTTGCCAGCAAAAGACTCAGCCGCTAATGCTGCTTGTCCATCAAATCTCTTAGATAAAAATTCAACAATTTGATCTAAGTCCATTGTCTTGGCTTCAGCAGCAGTAAGACCTACTCCTAGACGAAGTAAAGCGGTGTTTTGCCCAAGGGCAGCCTTGCTTAATGCGGCTGTCACCGAGGCTAAATCTTTAGTTGTACCTGCTGAGGTATCTAATGCAACCTGTAATAATGTTTGTGCTTTTCTAGCATCTAAAGTTGCGTTAACTAATGAAGTAAAAGCAGGTCTCAGTTGGTCATCTAAAACGCCAGTCGTGTTTTGTAAATTTTGAATAAATCCAGCGGTGCTAATTACTGCATAAGATTGACCTAAGTTTTGTAGTGTCTTAGATAACGCAGCAGCAGCCTTTTGATCTTCACCAAAAGCCCTGATTGCGTTCTTACTAAATCTTAATGTTTGATAAGCACCTAAAGCAAGACCCAATGCCTTGGCTGACTTAGTTAATACACCTAATGACTTACTTGCTGCCTTAACGCCCTTGTCTTTATAGGTACTAACAATAGGGATTTCAATACCAGTTGCACTCATGCTGCTAGTCCTATTCTACGCTTTAGACTTGAATTAAATTTAGCGGTGGCAGTTTCAATAGCCTTAAAAGTTGCCTTAGTTACTTTACCTTGATCTTTAGCAAACGCAGCAAAAAGCAAGCGACCTTGGTTCTTACGACCCCTGCCAATACTTTCTAACTTCGCCTCATCATTGATTGCAGTAACAAACTGATAACCTGCAAAAGGGTTATTGCTGTTATAGTTTCTTGTTGCCCTTTTTCTAATCTTGTCTTTATATTTATATGTGCCTTCATAACCTTGCAGATACTCAAATCCTTGTTGGTTAACACTTGCAATAGGCGCTCTACCTTGAGGGTTCTTTCTTCCTGCTGTTTCATAAATAGCACCAGCAGCAGACCTATTTAATAACCTATAAGTATTAACAAACCCAGAAGAATTACGGCGTGAGCGCCCTAAAGAATAAGTTAAACCTTTACGAATAATATCTGGGTTATATTTAGGAAAGCCTCTTACCTTGCCAGCAGTACGAGAAACAACCTCTTTACCTTGATCTTGCCAGCCGCTTAAACCATCAATTTGATTAGGTACTTTACCGCGAGCATCATCTACAACTACACGCATTGCAACGCGTATCTCTTTGTTCATCTCTTTGTAAAGGTCAGGCGCAAACTTCTTTAAGGCTTTTTGAGCCTCAACGATACCTTTTACCTCTACTGGCATTTTCCACCTTTTTTGATCTATCCTTTAGATAAGCCAATGTCGCTAAAAACATTGATCTATCCATGTTAATAAATTCGCTATGCGGTATGCCTGTCTCAACTGCTATTGATGCAATTAAATAAGTGAGGTCATACCGCGTTACCCATTTGGGGAATCGGCGTCCATGATTTCTACTTTTGCAAGTGTCTCAAGGTACTTATCCCCAAACGGTGCAACTGTTACACCAGCGCGGCGCTCGGCTTCCCATGAAAGCCAATAGACATCCGACTGGCGTTCTTCATCTCTGAATCTTTTATGAAATCCAGTTTTAAAGTTTTGTTCAAACGCATACTCAAGTGCAGGGGTTATCTCATACTCTGCGACTTCCCCTGAAGCCTTGGACACTCTGAGTTTAATCATTTACTACTCCTTAGAAAGTACCTGTACTTGCAACGGTTACTGCACCGTTAATAGTCCATGTTACATCCTGAGTACCCAAATCGCCTACTGCACCGTTAATGTCGGTAGTATTATTTACTAACGCAGTAAAGGTATAAAGAGGGTTGGTTGCGCTTACAGCAGTTAATTTTTCCTGTAATAGAACGCAAGTTACTGAAGTTCCCCATGCTGCTTGCAATGTTGCAAGAACATTGGCTGAAGCGGTGTCATTTAGGAAGGAAATTGTTACGGATGATGCTTCTAGACCCTTAACGAATTTGTGACCTGTGTCACCCATTGCAGTTACTTCTAGTTCATCAAATGTACGGTTTAATGTGACGGCAGTCACATGGTCAGAAAGGTCAACGGAATTAACCTTTACGCCGACCTTGTTATTTAGAAATACAGCCATTGGTTATTCCTCATCTTTCTTTGAGACTGGTTTTGGCTTATCTGTTTTTGCTACTTGCCCGACTTTTTCAAGCCAAGCCTTGTCCTCTGAAGGAACATCTATAATTTCACTCATTGTTTAACTCCAACTTGTCATGATTGATACGGACAGTTCTGCTGTAAGCATTTCACCCGCAACACCTGAAAGAACAGTTGGTGCAGATACATTGCCAACACTTATTTTTAATGTAGTTGATGCTGCTAGTTTATTAAACACACCAACTAACATATCTTCAATGCCAATTAAATTGCCTTGGTTATCTAACATTGGCACTATCATTACAATTTTAAAATTAGCCTTAGGTGCAACACTTGAATAGATATTGTTAGACGGTTCAAGGTATGGGTCATCTGGTTGCACAATAACTGAGTTTGCTATTGGGGTGGCAGGTGGAAAGGCGAATACCTGCCACACCCCTGCGTTCTCTAACGCAGTCGCAAGGGTTGACCTGAGAGTTGTAACGGCAACTGTCATTTAGCCAACCAAGCCATTAGGGGCTAAGTGGTTTGCTATTAGCCCACGAACTCTAGCAATTAAGGTATTGCCCATGCGGTAGGGTGAAGGTTGGAAATCTGGAGAAATGCCACCTGCGTTTGATGCTTGTCTTGCTTGCCAAATGTCAACAGCGATCATTGCGCTCGCTTGTCTTACTTCAGGAACTGTTGCATAATCAGCATTAGTTGGTGCAGATATTGTGCCATAAGGTCTAACAATTCTTTTAGTTTCTGCCGCCTGATTGCTAATTGTAAATGAGATAGATAAATCTGTTATTGCTGTTACTGTCTTTGTGCCGTTGTAATGTGCTGCTACATTTTCTACAACTACTGTTTCGCCTACCTGCATGTTATGTTTTTGATCTGTATAAAGCGTACCTACCGTTGTTGTACACTCTCTTGCAATAGCATTGTAATCATTAAACCATAGATAGCCTTTAATAATGTTTTCGGCAGCCTGACAGACTTCCTCAACTACTGAGTCTGCGTATAAACTCCCAATGCCTAGTAATGTTCTTAACTCTGCCTTGGTTACATAAGTCGCTGCCAATTTATTAACCTTTCTTAAAGTAAAGGGGCGAAGGCTTCCTGCGCCCCTTTACGCTTGATTCCTATGAAGGAAAGTTTATGCAACCATCCACTTGTAAGCACCAGCAGCGACTTTGTTTGCAATCGCGCCGTATCCGTAATATGCAACTTGGATTTGTCCAGTTGAAATTAGGTTTGTCTCTAAGCGGTACTTGGTTGACTCATACCATGTGAAAGATGATGGATTTAAAATAATCATTGAAGCATCACCAGTACCTGATAGGTAACGAGATACGCGAAGATTTAATCCACCAATGTTACCGCGAACATTTGTAGGTGTTAGATTTCCTGAAGCGTTCTGAGGATTGATTGTCTGAGTGAATACTGCTCGGTTTGAGCCATCTACTAGACCCATCAATGCACCCCATTGCTCTGGAGATACAACAATGTTCTCTGCAAATCCAAGTGTGCCTGAGTAAATAGATACTGCAGCATCTGAAATAAAGTCTTGGATGTTTGCTGCTGACATTGTGCGATTTCCGCCATCTGTTGCAACTTGAGCAATAACATTTCCTACTGCTGCGTCTGTTGCCTTAGCATATGCAAACTCCATTTGGCGTACTAACTCTGAGAAGAACGCTGGAGACGACCTGTCTAGAATTTCTGTGCTGAAGGTCTGCTGACCAGCGTACTTTTTTACACTTACTGACAAGAAGGATACATTTTGGTCTGTATCAGATGGCGCTGCGCCCTCTGCTGTCTCTGCAACTGTTGGTGCTTGAGTCAGTTTAGGAATTTCAAAAGACATGCCAGCGTCAGGCAAGGCTGCTGAAGAAATGCTATCAATAAATGGTCTGTCAGCATTTGAAAGAGGGTTAATTACCTCAGTTAATTGACGAGTAGGAACTAAGCCTGCGTTGTCAGTTGTATCTGCTGCTGCTGCAATGTATTGACGAGCCTCATCATCATTTAGATAAGTTGCACGAAGTGTGTTCTCTAGGAATTTTTCCTTTGTGAACTCAAGGCGTGGCTTTGTGTACATTGGTGCTACTACTGTTGGGCGAGAGGCTTCAACCGCAGGGGTCTCTA